GCAAATTCTTCCTCTCTTTTTTAATTGTGGCTGGTCTATAACTCGTTTGCGGTAAGGAGCGGAGGGAGACCCCCAGCTAAACTGAAAGTCTCCCCCAGCGTAGTCCTCGTTCAGCACTACGTTGAACGTCAGCTTACGCATCGATTGGTTCAGGGACACAGGTAGTATGTCCATGTGCCAACCGTACTGCTCCCCGACACCGTACCTAGACAATTGCAAAGGCTCGATGTCTGTGAGATCAAAATTCCAACCTGCTTCACCATTGGCCACTTGTGTAATAGCCAGTATCAGGTCGGAGAACTCTTTATAGGCTTTGGGAATACCGTAGATGGTATTGTTGCGAACATGAGTGACAAGCTCGTTATCACGCACCCTGCCATCCTGTGGCTCAAAGCCCTCTTCCAGTTTGATAAGCGCAGAGCAGAACTCCGGTGAGAAGTCATTTATAGCACTGTCTTCACCGGAGTACCAAACTTGCTCAACAACCTTAGACACCGCAGCTTCCACCGTGTCCGGTGATTTCGCAGATGTCGTGGGTCTCAACGCCTTCTTCAAACTCTTCGCCAAGGCGCTCTACAGCTTCCGCGTAAGGCACGGAAGATAGCGGTTGTCCCCCTCGACAACCATTGGGGTACACAGTGAAGCCCCGCAGCCGGTGAGCGTAAGAAGCAAGAGCGTTACAGAAATCGCCAACAGTGTCTTCATTGTTCAGCTTACTCCCCCATTCAGGCAGGTTGATGGTAGACGAGATGGACATATCAACATAGTCCTGTACGTCGGCCTGAAACGCCATGCGCCTACGATAATCCTGCGCCAGATCAAGTGACGACTCGATCTTGGCAGGGTCTGCTCCGTAAGCCTGAATAAGCTCCTGCGCCGCGCTATCGACCACATACTGATAGTGCCAGCGGTTCTGACCCTTCAGGTATCGCCGCTTGTACGCCACCGCGAAAATAGGTTCAACGCCCGTAGACGTACCCGCCAGAATGCCAATAGAACCAGTCGGAGCAATGGCTCGGTTAGCAACCGGAACACTAACAGACAGAGTGCCAGAATAAGAACGGCTAACAGCATCAGACACACCTTTGTAAACACCAAGCCACTTGTGTAGCTCTTCTGTAACTTCGTAACGATAGCCGCGCTTGATCAGCCATTCGTGCATACCCATCAAGCCAAGGCCCAAACGACGGTTCTTCTCGCGGGTCTTATAGACCTTGTCATAGGGAAGCTGAGCCTTCAGCGTACCGCAAAGCAGAAACTTGGTGGCAAGCTCAACAACGTCGCGCATCTCTTCAAGGGTCTCCACACGACCCATGTTGATGCTGCCCAGATTGCAAACATCCGAATCATCGGCAGAGGTGACTTCTGTACAAGCGTTGCGAAGGGTCTCATTCTCTTTGTCAAAGAAGTTGAAACTAAAACCAGGCTCAGCGGTCTTGAGGGCCTGTTCGACGTTCTTGCGGAAGACAATGCCAACGTCGCCAGTCTGCCAGTACTTCAGCAACCAAGAGGTGTCGTAGTTGACGCTGATGTTGGTCATGTCCAACGGTGCTGCAAAATTGAAATCCTGCTCTTTAAGCTGGCCAATGGTGTAGCCAGTCTTGCCAAGCGGCATCTCGTACCAGTTCTTGGCCGAGAGGAACGTGAAGATGTCTTGGTGCTTCCAATTGAGGCTGGCGTAGATAGCAGACCGGCGAGACCCGCCCTGCATTACACGGCGTCCGATTTCGTTAATCATCTCCATCTTGGGCAGTGGACCGCTGGCCTTACCGCCGGTACGGGCAACCATGGCACCTTCGGGTCTATAGATGCTGTAGTCCACACCGATACCACCGCCTGTCATCAGGCAGCTTTCGGACTTCCAAGAAAGGTTGGCCCAGTCTTCACGGCTGTCCTCTTCTGCCTTCAACAGGTAGCAATTGTTGAAGAACTTGTTAGGACGACCAGCATAGTAAAGGTACCGCCCACCGGGGATGAACTTCAATTCGGTGACCATATTGGTAAGCTCATCGATTTCGTCTTCGGTCAGCACACCACCGCAAACGTCACGAACAAGAGTGCGGGCCAGAGCAGACCAAGTGTAGCAGTCTTCGTGGGCATACTTGTGCTTAAAGATGTCTTCACTGAACTTGGACCGGAACATAGGATTTTCGTTGGACTTAAAACTCATTTTCGACACCTTCTCCCTTCACAAAGAACACCGGCCTCCCAGATTTGAACTTGAGGTCTAGGCCCTTATCAGACCAGCAAGTCTCCTTAAAAGAACAGTACGAACAATTGATCCCCAGCTTTCTGCGCCCACTCTGTCGATCAGGGACAGATTCAAACGGGCGGTCAGGCGGCTGGTCTTTGGACATAACGTCCTTCAGATTGGCAATGCGCTCAGAGGTGTTTTCGATGTCGTTATGAGTATAGGTGCAAAGCTCACCGCTGCTCTTGTCAAAGGCCAGAAACGTGCCGCTCTTTTTACCAAGAGCATTGGCATATCCGCTGATCTGGCTGACGTAGCCAAACGGATCGTCTTCGGCCAGACTACCGTCCTTGAACTTCTTCATACCAAACGAACTGGCAGACTTAACATCGACCAATTCACCGTCGATCACGGCGTCAAGATGCCCCTTGATGCCATCGATCTCGATTTCCTTCTGCTGGTCTGAGACCGTGTGACCAGCCTCCTTGGCCAGATACAGAACCAAGGCTTCGACAATGTCGCCCATCATAAACTTGAGTTTGGTCTGGGGCAGAAGAGGCTCAGGCTCAGCGTCACTCTTGATTTCAAACCAAAGCGACCTGGAACACGGCTTGCCTATGTTGGACATACGCAGGGCAGGTTTGCGCTCTGCCGAGGAAACCCAAAGCTGCTTGCGAACTGCGTCCATGATCGACGCAGCCATGCCAAAAAGAAATTCGGAATTAGGTTTCTTGGTACCCTTGGAGATAAGCTCGTAGATGTCGTCTACCAGCGTATCAATTGTCTTCTCGCTCTCGTTCATCGTCATACTCCACCTTTATGATGCCTCTATGGATACCTTGTTTACCACGGCGAAGATTGGAGATGCAACGATGATTAAGACCTTTTTCTTCACACCACTGCCTCATGGTCATGTCGTTAACATGGTTAGTGTTTCCGTTTTTATAGGTGACCGTGAAGCCCCCGCGATACGCAGGATTAGAAGTGCCTAGTTTTGTCTCTCTCAGCTTCCTACGCAAATCTTCGTTCAGATAACTGCGAACTGGTCTGTAGAACCTAATGCCTCCAACATTGGCATTGTAGAATTCTTCGCTTTCCAGAACGCCTAGCTCTACCTGTAACTTCATTTCGTTATAGTAGAGGTCACGCTTGAACTTACACAGCATGACAATCTGAAAGTGGAACGCGTCACTCCCAAGCTCAGCGATTTCGGGCTTCAGGTAGTTGCTACTGCTGGCGTAGTAACGCCATTCACTGGCAGCAGTCCGCTTGCCCTTGCGATGCTTCCACAGGCTCTTACAGCCAATGTAAGCCTTGCCGGTATCTAGGCGAGTGATACGGTAGACGAACCCAACGTACTCTTCAGGGTCGAATTCGCCTACCAGTTCAATGTCCCAGTGACCGTAATCGCTGTTCTTGGGAGGTGCGCTGTTCAAGATAGACTGTTAAAACGGCAGAGCTTCGTCTTCAGACTTGCTCGCCTTCTTGGAACTAGGCTTGGAACCATCCCAAGAAACGTTGCCCTTCTTTTCCGGATCAGGCTTGTACTCTTCCGGATCAATGAGCAGAACAGCCTGCATGAAGGTGGTGGTACCCTTACCATACTTGTTGTCGTAAGGGCGCTGCGAGAACTTGACGGTACCGTTGAAGCCGTTCACCAGCATCTGCGGACCATCGTAAGGCCCCTTCTCTGCGTTGAAGAGGATAGGCGGGTACGAAGACTTAAAGGTAACGTACGGAAGGCCATTGTACTTATCTTCCCGCTGGTTGACCTTCAGACCAAAATTGCGGGCGTTCTTAACCTGGTCGCCTTCAAGGACAACCACGCAAGAATAGCGGTCAAACTTGTCAGTCTTTCCCTCAAAGATATAAGGGAAGTACATCTTGCCAGTAACGTATCCGGTTTTGTCAGCCATTTTAGTGTATCTCACTCCAGTTGTTTCCGATTTTGACTTCACATCCTAGATCGCATTTCAAAGCGTAGGCTTTGTTTACAAGCGATATAGCTAGTTTAACACAATCAGACGAAAGGTCAACGGTGGAAAACGGTGATTCTATGACCATTTCGTCGTGGACCATTGCTACTATGCCAGCTTTTGTTCCTTTCTTTTCAAGAAGATAATCTGTGTAGAGAAACCACTTCTTCATCAGCACAGCCGACGAACCCTGAATGAGCGTGTTCACGGCAGCATGGGCGCTGCGTACACGCAAGACCCTGCCGTCTATGGCCTTGAGAGTTCCTTGGCGCTCGGCCTTGTCGATAACAGCCCGCTGAAAGCGGTTGTAGGCGGGCAGATTAGACAGGAACCGCTTGCGAAGCTGCGCCCCGTCTGCCGCACTGCCGTTGACAATGGTGCCGATCTTATAGTCGCCAGCGCCGTAGAGCAGGGCATAGATGAACGTCTTCGCTTGGTCTCTGGTATCCAAACCAGCCATGTGCTGATTAGCGGTGTGAATGTCGCCGGTCAGCAGTTCCTTAGTATACGAAGCATCGTCTATGTAATGAGCCAGCACACGAAGCTCTAATCCCTGTGCGTCAGTATCGATCAGGCGGTTCATGCCGTGCGCCTTCCACATCGAGCGGCATTCCACGCCGTATGGTTTACGCACAGACGGTATCTGTTGAAGATTAGGACTTGAGCAGGACATACGGTTGGTCACAGCGCCCAGAGTGTGGTAGGTGCAGCGCACCCTGTTGTCACGACCAGCAGCCTTGATCCAAGAGTCGATCATAGCCGTGCGCTTCTGGATCATAAAATACCTAGCTAAGATTTTAGCCTCGGGTATTTCACAAGATTCCAGTGTAGATTCGTCTACCTTGGCAAGGCCGGTCTCAGTGTAGTGGGTTGGCTTCCAGCCTAGGGCCTGAAGACGCTCGCCTATCTGCTTACGGCTGGCAGGATTAAACGGCACATACTTGACCTTGGTCTTCATCTGAACCTCAGTCGGCGGAAAGACGCTCTGCATATCCTTCTCGATCTGAACCTCTTCTGCCTTGAGTCTTCCGTACAGGTCGAGAGCCAATGGTATGTTGAAATAGAAGCCGTGGTCTTGGACCTTATTGGCCAGGATTTGCATACGATGCTCGTCGCGCACAGACTTCTCTGAAAAGTCCTTCATCTCCAACAGCAGGAAATCGTAGAGCTTGGCGCAGACCATAACATCCTGCACACAGTAGTCCCGCATCTCTGTTGTATAGGTATCCCACGGGCCTTTGAAATCACCCTTGGGCATCGACAGACGATGTCCCCATGCCTCTAGGCTGTGACCATCCTTGCGATCAGGCATGGAAAGCCTAGACATGACAAGTGTGTCCACCTGCTTGTCAAACGGAACATCAATGTTCCACAACTTGCTAAGAGCAGGAAAGTCGTAGGAGCAGCCGTTGTGGGCAACGATGGTTTCAAAGTTGTCCAGATAGGCTTGAAGATTTTCAGGTGTTTCGAAGACTCGGCTGTGGCCAACGCCGGGATTGTAGGTTGCCACACAGTGAATGACGGTTGGTTCCAAGCCGTCTGTTTCGATGTCGATTACGCAGATTTTTCCCATTTTGTAGACAGTGCCTTCCAGCTTTGGGGGAAGTGCTTCTCGCAAATCGAAGAGACTTCTTCAGCGATATAGCGTGTTTCCGCCTGTGCGTCTTTCTGAGTACGAAGAGAGCATACACGATTAAAAGCGAAAAGGGAACCCGTCCAATACCATTTTGTCATCATTGCCTGTGGCAGCACCATACGGGCCTGTTCAGGGCATACTCCAATGGCCAGAAGCTCCTTATATGCTTTCTGAGACATGAATTCTACGTCGGCCAAAACAGTATCAGCCAACTCGTTACAGCTAATGGGCTGGTCCATGGAACCCTGTTTCTTATCGTCAGCCCGCTTGCGCCAGAACAAAGGGCGATCAATGTCAGGTATATAGTCCACATACCTGCGAGACACCTCGTTCCAGACCAGTCCGACTTGGTGCTTGGCCAACTGCCTAGCAACATAAATCGGAGCCTCCACCAGCAAAGTCAGGCAGGTGTGGGCAAAGGGTGTCCAGTGATTATGCTTAGCCAGGTAGTTGATTAAGCGTAGGTCTTTATCACTAAGCTCTTTGCTGAATACGCCGAATGACACACGCGCCGCGTTAACAACAGACAGATCACTGCCCATCTTGTCGATAAATTTTACAGAATACATTAGTACTTCTTACCTCCTGCCGCTGCCCGATTATTTATGACCTTGTCCACGGTTCTTCTTCCTTGAGTTACGATCAGGGTGGTTCTTGTTGACGTTCTTCGTATGGTTGAACGGCTTGGGACGACGCCTACGCTTGACATTGGGCAGAGGCTGAAACTTCTTCTTCTCTTTAACTTTTGCCATCAGAACGCTTCCTTCACGATTTCCATTCTGCCAGTGTTCTTATCATAGAACAGCTTTCCAGCCAAGCCCACATCACCAGTATACCGGCACTTCAGCACACGCAGATTGACGGTATTTGAAAGAATGATGTCGTCGTTTTGAGTGTCTCGCTCAAGTCCGATCACGGTGTCGCTGATCTGGGCGATGCCGTGCGAGCCGCGCAGGTGGCCAAGGTTAACCTCCATGCCGTCTTCGTGCGAGCGATCACTGTTCAAACGACGCAGGTGAGTGACCAAGTGAAGAGAACAGCCGGTCTCTTCGGTAAGCTGACGCAGCATGGTCATGGTCCTGTCGATAGCCTTGCGCTCGTCGACAAGTTCCAAACCTGAGACCAGGATGCTCAGGTGGTCGATGAAGATGATCTTGCAATCGAGACCCACGACCATGTACCTGACACGGCTCATAAGGTCTTCGGTCTCCATGGAGCCAAAGTGGTCGTAGAGGTAGACGCGGCCAGTTCCCAAAGTATTGTCGAAATACTTCTTGATCTGTTCTTTGGAATACTTGGCGAATACTTCGTTAATGTGGAGTTTATCATTAGCCTCGACGGCCATGATACCACGGCGAGTGCGGTCAACGCTCTCTTCCAGAGCAATGATGCCGATATTTTCTTCAGTGTTCTTCAGATAGTAGTGCTGGAGTTCGCGCAGAATGCTGCTCTTGCCAACGCCTGTACCAGCGGCCCAAGTGATGATCTCGCGGGCGCGAATGCCCATGGTCTTGGACTGTAGTTCTGGCCAAGGGAAAGCGATGCTTCTGAGGTTCTGCTCGTCCCACAGCTTTTCAAAGTTCTCGCTGCCGTTGACAATGCCGCTCGGCGTGTAGCAACGGGCAAACTTCATGTGAGCCAGAAACTCTGTCTGAAGACCCTTCTTGCTATACTCGCAAGCGTCCTTGTGTTCAAGATTAACCACAAACGCCTTACCGGGCGAAAGCAGCTTGGCGCAACGCTCGGCAGCTTCACGGCCAGCCTTGTCGGAATCGAAGCAAATGAAAATGCGGTCAAACTCTTCCAGCATTTCCAGGTTATTCTTGATGTCCCGCTCCGCAGAAGCAGCGCCAGACTTGATGCTAAGCACTGGCACAAGCGGTGATCCGTTCACCGGCTGAGAAATGGTCACCGCACTCTCTGGAATGCGGTTGGCCATCTGAAACGCAGCCAGAGCGTCGGCCTCGCCCTCAGTGATGATGATCGTATTGCTGCGCTGTGGTGCAGCCTTGTTCAAAGTGTTCCAACCGAAGAGACCGCACTTGGCAAAGTCGCCTTCGGTATAGAAGTCCTTGCCAAATTCTCTAACCTTCTTGGCAAAATGACCAGCAGAGGAAAAGTACGGAAACTCCACCTGTCGAAGGTCTTTTGAAACGTGGACACCGTAGAAGTTACTGACCGCAGGGCTGATACGGCGCTTGTCCCAAGTCACATCATTATCCGGAGTGGTCTTGTAAGAAGACATATCGGTCATTCCGGTGGTGAAGGTGGTCTTCTGGCAACTGAAGCAATAGGTGTGGTCGTGGTAGATCGCCAAAGCGTCAGAAGACCCGCACTCTTCGCACGGCTGGTGAATTCGGATAGCGTCAGTCATCTTCGTCTACCGTCATTTCAGCGCCAAGGGCAGCGTATCCGCAGATGTCCACAAAACTGTCGTGGCTGGCAGAATTGCGAAGTCTGGAAATCTTGAGGAGCATCATCATGCAGGTGACGTCTTTTACGTTGAGCTTATAACCTTCAGGAATTTCCAGGTATTCGTTCCAAAGGTCAGCCACGCGCTGGTGCATCACATAGGCGTCACCGTACTGCACAGCGCGGCTACCATTGACAAGGTTCTTGGCAGTATCTAGGCACTCGTCGCGGTCCATTTCAGCGTCCTCCG